CCACAACTTCCCATCATGAAACGAAGTGATATGTCGAGGGATTTATCCAAGGCTTTTGAACCTTTAAACAAATTGCAAAATGTACCGTATCGATTGAATAAAAAGTTATACGAAGTCATGCAATGGGCGTGGGAAAATGACTTGTCCATTGGAGCTATGCAAAAGAGTCAGTTACTTGAACCACTTGACCCAGTAGAAGGACTAGTACAGAAAGACCCTGAAGCTTTTATCGAGTGGAAGAAGAAGGCTAAGTATATCTATGAGTTTAACCAACGGACTAACGGACAAAGGATGAGGTGTTTAAAAATCCTACACGTCTGTAAGTTATACGCTGACAAGGAAAAGCTTTTCTTTCCAGTTCAAATGGATTACAGAGGACGAGTGTATTATGTACCTAGCTATGTTAACCCACAAAGTTGTGACCTTGGAAGGAGTTGCTTAGAGTTTTACAATAGCGTAGCAATTACTAACGAGGAGGAGAGTAGGTGGTTGTTAATTCACGGAGCAAATGTATGGGGTACAAAGGGGACTTATGATGAACGGATTGCTTGGGTAAAGGACCACGAAAATGAGATAAAAGAATGTGCGTCTGATCCTTTTAACAATGACTATTGGCAAGAAGCTTCTGATCCTTGGGCTTTCCTGGCGTTTTGTTTTGAATACCAAGCATTTAAGGAGGAAGGATATGGATTTGAAACGAGGTTGCCTTGTCACATGGACGCTACTTGTAATGGTGTACAGATTCTATCTTTACTTTTAAAAGATGAGGAGATTGGAGAGTGGACAAACTTAGTACCACAAGATAAACCAAAAGATTTATACCAAGAGATATGTGACCGTGTTAATACTAGACTACACACTAATAAGCACAGACACTCTCTTGCTGGTGACTGGTTAAAGTGGGGGATTACAAGGAAGTATGTAAAGAAGATAGTAATGTGTAAACCTTTTGGAATGAATAGCTACTCTAGTGTTGATGAAGTAGAAGATGTATTCAAAAGGGAGATCCGTAACGGACGAGTTAATCCATTTAGTAACACTGAATATGTGGAAGCTATGCTCTACCTTGCTACCTTGATTAATGACGTAGCAAATTGGATGCTAGGTAAACACATTACCTTCATGAAAAAGTTGAAGAATCAAATACGAAAGTGTGATAAAAAATTTACGTGGACTTCACCCTTTGGATTACCTATTGAACAGGAGCTTGTTAAGAAGGATAACCTTTACGTTAAATCTGTCCTTAATATGCAAAGCATTCAAGTAAAGTACCGAAGAGATAACGATTTAATTTGTCCTTCTCAGATGGCTAAAGCTATTGTACCCAACGTGATACACAGTATCGATGCTAGTGTGGTACATTTTTTAGCTTGCAAATTCAAAGGTGATGTCTCATCTATACATGACAGCTTTGCAACTCAAAGCCCTAACGCACCGAAGATGCACCAACAATTAAGAGAGATATACCAAGAGATTTTTAGTAACGACATCGGGAATAAGTTCAACAACGAAGTCGCTACACAAACTGGAACGAACGAACTGGAAGACAGCACAGAACTAGGCACACTTGACGTGTCTGCATTAAACGACTGCCAGTACCTGTTCTCATAAAACAACAAATAGAAAGAAGAAAGAAATGGCTATAAAAAGTAGATCAAAATTAGACAGTATCACTACACCTGTAGGAATTGCTAAGTATCCTTGGGTTAACACACCGAGTACTAAGTTCGTAGAGGGTGGTGAGTACAGCTGTAGCTTAGTGTTAACAAAAGAAGAAGGTGAAGTTATTGTAAAGCAACTCAAACCTATCTTTGAAGAAGCAATACTGGAGAAAAGTGAGGAGCTTGGTAAGAAAGCTAAGTCCTATGAGTTACCGATTCAACTTGAAGGAGATTCTTACATCCTAAAAGCAAAGTTGAAACCTGTTAACGGAATAAGTAAGAAGACTGGTAGTACGTACACTCGTTCAATTGGATTGTTTGATTCAAAGGGTAATCCTTGGGACAAAGAAACAATAGTACGAGGTGGTTCAAAGGTACGCCTTAACGTACGCCCTAAGACTTGGTACACTTCCTTGTTAGGAGTAGGATTATCGTTAGAGTTATTAGCTGTTCAAGTAATTGAGTTAGCAGAAGGCGAGTTCACAGAACAAGCAGCTGATTCATTTGGGTTCACTGCTGTTGAAGGTGGATATGTTAACGGAGGTGAAACCCTGGACCAAGCACTTGATGCCGAAGAAGAAGAAGACACCCTCACTGCCGACTTTTAGGAGTGGGTTTGAAGAGAGAATAGCTGCTCAGTTAAAGCGTCACGGAATAGATTACAAGTACGAGACGTTAGTCATTGAGTATAAGAGACTTAGTACCTACACTCCTGACTTCATTCTTCCCAACGGAATCATAGTAGAGACCAAGGGAAGGTGGGTCACGGAGGATAGGTCTAAGCATTTACTAATCAAAGAACAACATCCTGAGCTAGACATCAGGTTGTTATTTCAAAACGCCTACAATAAAATACGCAAAGGTAGTAAGACTACTTATGCAATGTGGTGTGAAAAGAAAGGAATATTATATGCACATAAACAAGTACCAAAGTCATGGCTTTCACTAACACGCATCAGCAATGTACAAAGTGTGGGTCGAGTGACGCTGTCGGAGTCAACGCAGACGGAAGCACAATGTGTTTCAGCTGTGCTACATACAGTAGACCTAAAGGAGGAACTGTAAAGGTGAGTAGTAACAACAGTGAAACATCATTTCTTACTGGTAAGTACACAGATATAACAAGAAGGAACTTAACAAGTGAGACATGTCAGAAGTGGGGGTATCAAATTGGATACTTCAATAAAGAACCTGTCCAGATAGCGAACTATAGAAGTAGAGATGGCACATTAGTAGGACAAAAGATACGCACTGCGAATAAACAATTCCACATTCGAGGAGAGTTGCTTGGCTTATATGGTCAGCACCTTTGGAAGGATGGAGGAAGAAGAGTAGTGGTGTGTGAGGGTGAGGTGGATGCGTTAAGTATTTCGCAAGCATTCGGAAACAAGTGGGCAGTAGTATCTGTACCGAATGGAGCAGGAGCAGCAAAGAAGTACGTTAGTCAATCAATCGATTGGTTGGAGTCCTTTCAAAAAGTAATCTTCTGCTTTGATAATGATGACCCAGGAAGAAGGGGAGCAACAGAATGTGCTGGTCTTCTAACTCCAGGCAAGGCATCCATCGCAGAGCTACCGTTAAAAGATGCTAGTGATATGATCGTAGCCAAGCGTAGCGAAGAGTTAGTTAATTGCTTGTGGCAAGCGAGAGAGTACAGACCTGATGGGATAGTAGGAGGAGAAGAGATATGGCAAGCAGTCATAAAGGAAGACACTTCAGAGTGCCAACCTTATCCTTACCTCTCGTTAAATGAAATGACACACGGTATTAGAAGAGGAGAACTGGTAACACTTTGTGCTGGGTCAGGGATAGGTAAGTCCTTGTTCTGTCGCGAAGTCTGTCACCACCTTCTTGGACTTGGAGAGACGGTAGGTTACATCGCACTTGAAGAGAGTGTTAGAAGGACAGCGTTAGGTATCATGGGTATCCACATTAAGAAACCTCTTCACATGGAGAACACCTTGACTGAGAAGGAGTTACGAAAAGCATTCGATGAGACTGTAGGTAACGGAAACTTCTATACCTATGACCACTTCGGAAGTACAGAAAGTGATAATCTATTATCAAAGATACGCTACCTGTGCAAAGGGCTAGGATGTAAGTGGATCTTCCTTGACCATCTATCTATTGTAGTTAGTGGTATCCAAGGAGATGATGAACGAAGGTTAATTGATAACACAATGACACAACTACGAAGCTTAGTGGAAGAGACTGGATGTGGAATGGTGTTAGTATCTCACCTTAGAAGACCACCTAACGGAGGAGGACATGAAGAGGGAGGAGTTACTAGGTTAAGTGACTTGAGAGGTAGTCATTCAATCTCACAACTAAGTGACATGGTGATAGGACTAGAAAGAAACCAACAGAAAGAAGACAGCAACGAAACAAAAGTAAGAGTACTTAAAAATAGATTCAGTGGTGAGACAGGATTGGCAACTACATTGTATTACAATGCAGACAGTGCTCGTTACACCGAAGATGAAGAGGTATTCAAAGACAAAACAATAACAACCAACAGCGGAGCGAGTCCGTTTTAATAATATGAAAAATAAAACAAAAGCAGAGTTCACTGATATGTGTCTTAACTTAGCTAAGGACACTGACTCAAAGAACAGAGTAATAGATAATGATTGGTTAAGAGCTTTAAGGAAACTTATACCATATCAAAAATTAATTAAACAACAAAACATACAAACCAAAGAAAGGAATTAAGATGAGTTTAGGATACAAAACAACACACGATTTAATAGAAGTAGCTGCTTTTTTAGATTATTTATCTACATTAGATTTTAAAAAGGATGAAGCACCAACTACAGAAGAGATTAAAAGATATAGAAATAGCATACATAGTGTAGTATATGAGAGTGTGCGACATTTCAATCCTAAGAAAGATAAAGAAAGATGGCGAAAGGGTATTGAAAAATCACATAAAGATTGTTTGTTTTATCAACAAATTGTAGAGAGTAAAGTAGATTTACCTGAGAGTTTGAACGCTTGGCATTTAGCATATCAAAGATTTAAAAGCTGGAAAGAAATGCAACCTGAAGGAGTAAAACACTTAGGACCACAACCCAAAGACCCTAACGATCACACAGAAGCTAGGATAGGAACAGCACAAGCACAATGAAAATACTATTCTTTGATATAGAAACCAACGGCATTGAAGACTTCACTAATCTAAATGATTTAAAAGTCTGTCATTGCATGAGTGTGTATGATCCAATAGGAGGTAAGATGGTTACCTTTGAGGGTGATGGCATGAGAGCAGGACTAGATATGTTAAGCAAAGCAGACAAGATCATCGGTCATAACATCATAGGCTTTGACCTACCTGCCCTATCTAAACTGTATAACTTCTATCCTCCTTTGGTCCAAGTACAAGACACCCTCGTTATGAGTAGGTGTTTGAATCCAGACTTAAAGGAAGATGATTTTAGTAGAAAAAATTTTGACACTAAAATGATAGGTAGTCACAGCTTAAAAGCCTGGGGTCTCAGGATGGGTGAGATATTAAAGCTATCTTACGGAGAAGAAGAAGGTGCTTGGGACAGTTACAATGAAGACATGAAGAAGTACTGTGAACGAGATGTCATAGTAACAAAGACATTATATGAGTACCTAATAAATCAGAACCCTAGTAAGAAGATGTTAGCAGTAGAACATTGGTTCGCTTACATCATTAGACTACAGGAAAGCAACGGGTTTGAGTTTGATGTAGATAAAGCTGAACAGTTAGAACAAAAACTTAACACTGTATCTGCTCGCTTGAAGGATGAACTGCAAAAAATGTTTGAACCTAAAGTTGAAAAGATGAAGTCCTCTGCTGGATGGTCCTTAAAGATTGAACACATGGATGGAGTAGAGATAATCAATGCACCTACCAAAGCTAAGTTAAAAGATATACTTAAGAAAAGAGGCATGGTACAGAACCTAGTTAAAGATGCTGAGTCTATCGGGACACAAGAAAAAGTAACACCGTTTAATCCTGGCAGTCGCTTACAGATCAAAGAAAGATTTAAGGAACTAGGGATTGAACTTCCAGTTAGTAATGACGGAGAGACTGTAAAGGTAGACGAAGCTACTCTTAAAAAAATAAGCCACCCAGCTGCCGAGCTTTTATTAGAGTATCTATTAGTAGTCAAACGACTAGGACAATTAGCTGACGGCAAGAATGGATGGCTTAAGCTAGTTAAGAATGGCAGGATACACGGACGAGTCAATACAAACGGTGCAGTCACAGGTAGATGTACTCACTCCTCACCTAACCTAGCTCAAGTACCTGCTGGTAGAGTTCCCTATGGTGAAGAGTGTCGTAGTTTATTTATCGCTAAGAGTGGATATAAGTTAGTAGGTTGTGACGCGAGTGGGTTAGAACTTCGTATGCTTGCTCACTACTTAGCTAACTGGGATGGTGGAGAGTACGCTAGGAATATACTAGAAGGAGACATCCACACTGTGAATCAGAAAGCAGCAGGGTTAAAGACTAGGGATCAAGCTAAGACATTCATCTATGGATTCCTTTACGGAGCAGGAGATGGAAAGATTGGAGAGATAGTAGGTGGTAGTCTAAAGGAAGGAAAGATATTAAAGATGAAGTTCCTTTCTAACTTACCTGCTTTGAAGATATTGAAGAAAGGTATCGAACAAAAAGTAACACGAAGTAAAAGACTGGTGGGTATAGATGGAAGGATACTTCCTATTAGAAGTCCACACTCTGCACTTAACATGTTACTTCAATCAGCAGGTGCTGTAGTTATGAAGGTAGCTTTGATAAAGTTGTACAGCAAACTACAGAGTCTTGAATGGCAACACGGCAGGGACTATTCATTCGTAGGTAACATACACGATGAGTTCCAAGCTGAAGTACTACCTGAGAAAGCTGAGACATATGGACAGTTAGCAGTACAAGCAATCAAGGCAGCAGGTAAAGAGTTAAAGTTAAACTGTCCTATGGATGGTGAGTATAAGATAGGAGAGTCATGGTCACAGACACACTAGAACTTGAATACGATTACTACTTGTCCCTTGCAAACTTGTATGATACAACTGATTTAGATGTCTCTTGGGACTGGAAGAATCAACACAACAACAATGAAATGCCATCATCACCAAGTAATAGGATAGGAGCAATAGCAGAATCTGATTTTATAACTGAGTGCCTGAAGAGAAACTTTGAGCCTCACCCTCCTGTTACAGCGATGCCTTGGGACTTCATTGTTACTTGCCCTAGAGGTATATTAAAAGTTCAAATAAAAACAACAGCCTGTGAAAGTAGAGATAAAAGCTACAATATAGCCACAAGTACAGGCAGGGGAGGTGTAAAGAAACATATAAATAGAGAGGTAGATGTCGTGGCTTGTTTCATTCAACCTGAGAAGCTATGGTTCTTAATTCCCTTAAAGGAAGTAACAGGACGGACTACTCGTCTATCTGTCGATCAAACAACCAAAAGTAAATACCAAAAATATAGAGAGAACTGGAGCATATTCTATGAGTAAAACAACCATACTAATTGACGCAGATGTGTTAGCATTTGAATCGTCAATCATAGCACAAGAAAATATACAATGGGAAGAGGAGCTTTGGACTGTACACGCAGACATGGCAGTAGCAAAGCAAAGAGTACTAGGAAGGATAGAACAATTCAAAGACCTACTCAAAGCAGATGAAGTAGTGTTAGCACTTAGTGACCGAGCAAACTTCAGAAGGAAACTATTCCCTGATTATAAATCTAACAGAAGGAAGTCAGTACTACCTATCATCTTAAAGCCTATGAAGCAGTGGATGATAGAGGAACTAGATGCACAACTGTGGGCTAATGTAGAAGCAGATGATGTGTTAAGTATCTTAGCTACTGAAAGACCGAACAGGTTAGACAAGAGAATCATTGTGTCAATAGATAAGGACTTCAAAGGAGTACCAGGAATCTTCTATGATTATAACAAAGAAGAATACCATGAACCTACTGAAGAAGAAGCAGATAACTTCCACCTACTACAATCACTGATGGGAGATTCAACAGATGGATTCAGTGGTGCAAAAGGAGTAGGAGCTGTGACTGCTAAGAAGTGGTTGGATGAACACGGATACACTTGGGACTCTGTTGTCGCAATGTACGAGAAGAAAGGACAAGATGAACAAGATGCTTTGATGAATGCTTGGATGGCTAGACTATTAAGAAAACAAGAATACAATAAAAAACAAAAACAGATAACAAAACTATGGACACCGAAGAACTACCAAACTCTGGAGAGAAAGAACATTATGCCTCTGGTGCGAAGCGTGACAGGGCTACTGGACGAGGACGATTCAGCCTTATTCCTCCAATCGCCCTTCGCTCCCTTGCCAAACGATTTGAAGAAGGAGGAAAACTCTACGGAGATAACAACTGGCACAACGGATTCCCACTCAGTAGATTAATAGATAGTATGAGTAGACATTTGTTAGCACTTAGTGAAGGAGATGAATCAGAAGATCACGCAGGTGCTATACTGTGGAATGCCAGTGCGTTCCTGTGGACCGAAGATCAAATAACAAAAGGTAGTTTACCTAGTGAACTAGATGATAGGAGTTATAATAAATGATAGCACCTATAGAAAAAGAGCAGATAAAAGCAGATGGATTTGACGAAGCTATCATAGGTCAAGAGTATAACGATGGAAGATATGTTTATTCTATTGAAGGAATCTTAGAGATACTTATGATTAGAGATGACATGACAATGGAAGATGCTATGGAGTTCTTTAGCTTTAACATTGCAGGAGCTTACGTAGGAGAAATGACACCACTTTATATATGGACTGGAGACACGCAATAATGGAAGATGAACTAATGCCAGCTATAAGCGAGGCTATGATTAAACGCTTAGAACAATTATACCCTGACAAATGTCCTGACTTGACGAACACAGAAAAAGATGTTTGGTTTAAGAGTGGTCAAGTATCTGTAATCAGATTCCTTAGACAAACTTATAACGATCAAATACAAAATAACATTTTAACAAAAGACTAACCATGTGTATGTCAGCACCCGATATTCCTCCACCTCCTCCAACTCCAGCTCCTATACCTCAACCAACGATCAAACCTACGGACAAAGTTGAAACTGTAGCACAGATGAAACCGAAGAAGAAAGCTAGAGGAGCACAAGCACAGTTAAAGCGTTCTGCTAGACCTACACTTGGTGGATCATCTGGTGGTACTGGTGTCTATATGTCTTCTTAATAACAATATAACTATATAATATCATGCTTCGCACACTCTCAAAAAAGACTTTGCTATCATCTGTTGCAACAACAGGGGCTGGCAGTTCATTCTCAGTAGAGCGTTCTAAGGGTTGGACCTTTGTAATCGCTTCTTCCGCAGTAACCACAGGAGGTACGGTAGATATAGAAGCGTACATCGGTGGTGCTTGGTTTGTCATTCACTCTGAAGCTGTAACAGCTAATGGTGCTGTCATGGTTAGAGATGACCACGGACACTACGAACAGATCAGAGGTAATGTATCAGCGAGAACAGATGGTACTTACAGTGTATACGCAACAGGTTCTACTGACTCTCTTTAATGTCTATCACCTTCACAGATCAGCTAGATAAACCTAGCGAGATAACAACAATACCTAATCAATATGTAAGACCTGTCTTTGGTGCTTTGTATGGATTTGATATACCTGTTAGCGGTGGAGGTGGAACACCTGCCATATTCAATGTCACAACACGAGACACCGAAGCAAACATCTTAGCAAGCACACCCACCAATCCGAGCGGAGAAGTTAACATCGCATTCGGTACAGATACCTATGATTTCTACATTTATAGTGGAGGTGCTTGGTACATCTACAATAACGATACAAACTTCAACGACTCCTTAGTATTCCCAACCATCGAAGTATTCGACAACGAGTCGGACTTTATTAGCGACACAGGAGCAGACGATTACACCATCGTACATGCAAAAGACACCGATAGGTTGTATGTGTGGGAAGGTAGTGCTTGGTATTTATATAACAACAATTCAACTGTATAATCAATGAGTACACTTACAACACACACAACAGCTAGTCGAGATAGTCACTCAATCGGGCTTTGTAAATTTAATACCACTAGTAAAGCTATCGAAGTATCGGACGGTAATGATTGGTTGATATATAATACGGACGGATCGGTTTCGGGTGCTTTCTACAATAATAGTTATAGTGCTTATTTTGATAATACATCGGATTACATTTCAATACCTACTATCTCAGAATTAAATGCACCAAGTGCTTGGAGTTTTGCTTGTTGGTTTAGATACTCAGGAACGCCCTCCGCTAGTTCTCATGTATTTGCATCTGCTGGTTCTGGTACCTCTAACAGGTTTTATATTGAGCTAACTAGCACGAGTAACATTAGGTTTGGTAATGATTCAGCTTTTGATGATATATCTATCAGTACAGTAAATAATACTACATGGTATCATTTAGCTGTAGTACACGATGGAGGAAGTGCTGAAGTATATTTAGATGGCAATTCACAAGGAACTGCTACTGTTGTTTCACCTAATACCGCTTGGGGTACCTCTTTTAGAATTGGTCAGTATTTTTCGGGTGGCTTCCCTTGGTCTGGTTATTTAGATGAAGTAGCTATATTCGATTCAGCTATAACAAGTACTGATGTAACTAATATATATAGTAATAAAATTTATCCATCTCGTGTAGCTTTTTGGAGAATGGAAAACGATACCAATGATAACGAAGGTAATTACAACGGAGCTAACAACGGTGTAACTTTTGTAACTTCTACTAAACCATACTAATAGATATGAACAATAGAACATATGTTATAGCAAATACTTCCGAGGTTAGTGGTTTCGACTTTGACCAGCTTATCGACATCGATGAATCGTACAGCCGTAAGAGTTTAGACGGTTCAAAGATACTAGCACGATACGAAGGCGACCAGCCCTCCTTTCTCAACGGTAAACAAGAATACACCCACTCCGAGATACTTACAATCCTAAGCGGTGCTGAGTGGTCACCTGACGAACTTATTTAATTATGCCAACAACAATACCATCAACCACCTCATCTACTCGTCCAGGTAGTCCTTCGACAGGAGATGCTTACTTTGAAACTGATACTAAGAACTACATCATCTATGACGGTGCTAGTTGGAGAGCTTACAATAGCGATGGTGCTTCGGTTTTTGGCTTAACCAATAATTTTAGCGGTTTATTCGATGGCACTGATGACTACATTGAAGTAGGGAACATAGCTAATTTAAATTCAGGTACTAACTTTACAATCAGCGTATGGTTTAAGCGTCCAAGTGCTAGGCAAGATATGTTACTTGGAGGAGCAGGTCCATTCGCGACAGGGATTGGTATGTACCCTTGGAGTGATGGTAACTTTTATGTTCACTTAGGTATGAATGGCGCATTAGTCGCCTCTTTGCCTGGAGAGAATCAATGGATAAATGCGACCGTGACTTATGATAGTTCAGGAAATTCAATATTGTACTTTAATGGGGCATTAGGTGCTTCTGAACCCTCAAGTGCTGTATCATCGACAGCTGGTAATACTTTTAGAATAGGAAACTTTGCGGCAGATTCACGAGATTTTTTAGGTAACATCGATGAGGTTTCTATTTGGGATTCAACCACATTGGACGCTTGTAGTGTAGGGCAAATATACAATTCTGGTTCTCCCATTAATTTAGCAAGCAATGCTGGTAATTATACTCAGTCAAGCAATCTTACGCATTGGTACAGGCTTGGAGATAACGCAAGCGACACAGGTTCAGGAGGTTCGCCAGCAAACGGAGATACCATCACTAATATAGAAAATGCAGCAAACCCTGGAACGAATGATGGAAGCACCATAAATGGAACACCTTCCTTCAGTACATCAGTACCATCATAATATGAAAACATTTGTTATATTAAACACAGACGAATTAGGAATTGTGGACTTTACCCAAGTTGCAGAAATAAGTGCAGAAACTTGCAGATACTCTGTAGACGGCACTAAAACATTCGTGAAGTACATAGGCGATCAACCATCCTTTCTAAGCGGTAAACAAGAGTACACCCACTCAGAAATACTTACCATTCTAGCAACTGACGAGTGGACATCTGACGAACCTATCTAACCTATGCAAGAAACAGCCCAAGGCTTATACCACTCCTTAGAGAACCAAAGGTGGTCTTTCTTGGATAGAGGTCGTACCTCATCTGAGTTAACTATTCCTTATATCATGCCTCCCGATGGGCATAACTACGCTACTAAGTATTACACACCGTATCAAGGAGTAGGAGCTAGAGGAGTTAACAACTTAGCTTCTAAATTACTATTAGCACTGTTACCACCTAACGCACCTTTCTTCCGTCTTGTTATAGACAGGTATGAATTAGATAAAGCAAAGCAGGAGTTAGGACCAGAGGGAGGAGAGCAATTACGATCTGACTTAGAGAAAGCTTTAGCAGATGTAGAACGAAGTGTATCTCAAGAAGTAGAAGTCGAAGCATTTAGAGTAGGAGTATTTGAAGCGTTAAAGAATTTATTGGTAGCTGGAAATACTTTGTTATACTTACCTGACGAAGGTGGTATGAGGGTATTTCGATTAGATCGTTATGTAGTGAAGAGAGACCCAATGGGTAACGTAACACACATAGCTATCAAAGAAACTGTTGCTCCGATGATGCTTCCTGAGTCTGTAAGAGAAGAAGTCTATCGTCAAGAGAAAGAGAATAGCTGTGATCTATACACCTCTGTTATCAGAGAAGGTAATGAATTTATAGTACAACAAGATGTAAAGGGAATGGTCATTGAGGAGTCAAAGGGTAGATACCCTGTTGAAAAGTCTCCCTTTCTTCCTCTTCGTTATACAAGGATAGACGGTGAAGATTATGGACGTGGCTTTGTAGAGGAGTACTTAGGTGATCTTAAATCACTAGAGGCACTAACAAAAGCGATAGTCGAAGGAAGTGCAGCAGCAGCTAAGGTTCTCTTCATGGTTAATCCTAACGGTACAACCAGGGCTAAGACTTTATCTGAATCTCCTAACGGTGCAATTGTACAAGGAAGTGATGGAGATGTATCTGTTTTACAACTTAACAAGTTCAATGACTTCCGTACTGCACAAGGAGTAATGAATGGAATCAGTGACAGACTGTCTCAAGCTTTCCTTCTTAACAGTGGAGTAGTCAGAGATGCAGAACGAGTAACAGCAGAGGAGATAAGAATGTTATCTCAGGAGTTAGAAGCTGCACTTGGTGGACTGTATTCTTTATTGTCACAAGAGTTTCAAATGCCTGTCGTTACTAGGTTAATGGCAAGGATGAGTAAAGAAGGAAGACTTCCTAAGTTACCTAAAGACATTGTTAAACCTACTATTGTTACTGGTGTTGAAGCACTAGGACGAGGTAATGACTTACAAAAACTTGATCTATTCCTTGCAGGAGCTAATCAAATAGTAGGACCACAAGCAGTAGCACAGTATGTTAACGTATCAGATTACTTCAAGAGAAGAGCTACTGCGTTAGGTATTGAAACAGAAGGTTTAATCAAATCAGATGAAGAAATTCAACAAGCTATGCAGCAAGCCCAACAACAAGAGATGATGATGAAGTTGGGTGGACCTGCTGTAGCACCTGCTATCAATGCTGCACAAGAGCAGTACATGGCTAGTCAACAACAACAACCACAAGAAGAGTAGATATGGCTGAATTACACCGAGTAGAGATAAATGAGAAAGCACCACAGGAGATTGACCCCGAATCAGAAGAGTCTGTTGAAGCAGTACCTGAAGAACAGACGGAAGATAATAGACCTGAGTGGTTACCAGAAAAGTTTAAAAGTGCTGAAGACATGGCTAGTGCCTATAGTGAACTTGAAAAGAAAATGGGAGCAGGGGTTGAACAGGAGGAAGAATCTGAAGTACAAGAAGAAACCGATGACACTCAAGAGGAAGACTTGGATAGTAACAATATTGTTGTGGAAGCTTCTAAAGAGTTTTTTCAAAA